TGTAAATCTAAATCACCTTCAACCGATGTTAGATTTCCCAATGATTTAATTGGAGTATTTCCTAAATTTAAATAACCCCCAACCGATGTTATATTACCTAATGATTGAATTTTAGATTTGTATAAATATAAATCACCTCCAACCGATGTTAGATTTCCCAATGATTCAATTGGTGTATTTTGTAAATCTAAATAACCACCAACTGATGTTAAATTTCCCAATGATTCAATTTGAGTATTTCGTAAATATAAATAACCTTCAACCGATGTTAGATTTCCCAATGATTGAATTGAAATATCTTCTAAATCTAAATCACCTCCAACTGAATATAATGGATTTCCTTTTCTGTCTAAATATCTTTGCATCCTGTCCCAATCATTTCCAAAAATTTCAAATGATAGAATATGGAGAACTTTTGGTTCTTCGGAATTTTTTAGTTTTTCAAATTGGTTTTCCGTGATGATAATTTTCATATACTATAAATATATATCACCTTCAATATTAACCATCTGTTTAATTTCTTGTTCGGAATGTTTATTTGATATTGGTGTATCTTCTAAATATAAATCACCCCCAACTGATTTTAGATTTCCCAATGATTCAATTGGAGTATTTTGTAAATTTAAATCACCTTCAACTGATGTTAAATTTCCCAATGATTGAATTGGAGTATTTTCTAAATATAAAATACCTCCAACCGATGTTAAATTTCCCAATGATTTAATTGAAGATTCATATAAATATAAATCACCCCCAACCGATGTTAGATTTCCCAATGATTCAATTGGAGTATTTCGTAAATCTAAATAACTACCAACCGATGTTAAATTCCCCAATGATTTGATTGGAGTATTTTGTAAATCTAAAGAACCCTCAACCGATTTTAGATTCCCCAATGATTCAATTGGAGTATGTCGTAAATATAAATTACCTCCTACCGATGTTAGATTTCCCAATGATTGAATTGGTGTATCTTGTAAATCTAAATCACCTTCAACCGATGTTAAATTTCCCAATGATTCAATTTTATATCCATATAAATCTAAATCACCTCCAATTGAGTATAATGGATTTCCTTTTCTATCCAAATATTTTTGTAACTTGTCCCAATCATTTCCAAAAATTTCAAATGATAGAATATGAAGAACTTTTGGTTCTTCGGAATTTTTTAGTTTTTCAAATTGGTTTTCCGTGATGATAATTTTCATATACTATAAATACCATATAAAACAAAAAAACCAACTATTAAAGTTGATCTTCTTTTATCTGTTCAAGAGTTTTAAAATATTCAACCCTTGTCTTTGCAATTTCAGTATAGTTTGGTGATAACTCAATACCTAACCATCTTCTTCCGAGTATTTCCGCAGCAACTAATGTTGTTCCACTACCAGCAAACGGATCAAGAACTACATCGTTTTTGTAGGATAGTATTTTGATTGCCTTTGAGGGAATGTCAAGTGAAAACGTCGCCTTGGTGAGTGATTTAGTATCTGCAAAGTAATTCCACTGACCAAAAACAAGTTCCATAAACTCTTTCTTATCTGTCTCTTCATATACAACTTTCTTTTTTATGGTTCCATCCTCCTGTTCAATTTCAGTAGGTGTCCCTTTCCATTGTGGTTCTCCTTTAACCTTTTTAATGTGGTGTTTTTTATATGCAAGTATTACACATTCCTTTGGATTATAGATATATGGTCCGCTACAAGACATATAACTACCCCACGCAGTTGTCTTACTTCTATGTGGTGATTGTTCCTCTAAATCCACAATTCCAAAAAATTTAAATCCAACCTGTTTCATTATCTGATAAAATTCTGAAACAAAAAACACTCTACCCCCTCGTTCACGAACATTAGTTTCGTAAGGGATATTAATAGAAACCCTACCATCATCTTTAAGTAATCGGTAAGCTTGTGTTAACCATTCTTTAGTCCAATCCCAATACACATCCATATCTAAAGTATCTATGTGTGTATCATAATTAATCCCTACGTTATAGGGAGGCGATGATATCATCAAATCCACCGATCCTTCAGGTAATGTTTTCATCACCTCAATACAATCCCCATTTATTATTTTCCCTGTCTCTATCATTATTTTTCTCTATTACAAACTCTCTAATAAATCCCACACCTCATTTGAAAACGATTCATACATATCTCCGTTCTCATCATCCGATAAGTCAACGATGTATTCGTCAACACAAAAATCAACAATTATTTCGTATGTTTCTCCAAGCGTTTTTTCATCACTTTTTAAACCCTCATATAAATTGAGAATGCGGTTTTTTTGTTCTTCAGTTAATTTCATCTTTATTTATTCTCCAATGTTTTAATGTGATGATCTAAATAAAATTTTGCCTTCTTTAAATCTTCCAATTCTTTATCTTTATTCTTCTTGCCTGCCCTTGAAATGTATTTTATTGTATTACCAAGCGAGAATCCCAATTCCCAAGCGTCAATCACCTTTATGGTTTCATAAACATTATTTCCTCCCCCATAATGTTCTGGGTGATTCACTTGTTCTTTTTTAATTGGTGGCATATTTTTATATACCAAATCGTCATCTTTTTCCATAATCACCTCAACTTCCTTTTTGTGAGCCCAAAACACCCCATCAATATAATAGGTATTAAATCCTTTCCAGTCAAATGAATCAATTACTTTATCAACACCTTCCGTTGGATCCTTCGTAGATTTATAATCGTCCAAATAAATTATACCATCATCATTAACAAAATGGACAACATTATTAATATCTTCCCTAACGCAATCCTCCAAATGACATCCATCAATTTCAATAAAATCAAATTTTATATTTGCGGTATCCAAAACTCTTGGGAGAGTATCTCCTGAATCGCCGGGAAATAAATGTAAATGAATATTCCAATTCGCAAAATGGTTTTTCATAATCTCAAAGTTCGTTGTTGTGCAACCATATTTGCAACTATCAAAAATAAAAAATCTAATTGGATTTTTATTATACGAACTATCCTCCTGAATTAATTTGGTTAATGTATTACAGATTATCATTGCTGAATGTCCTTCATTAAACCCTATCTCAATAATATTTTTTGGTTTTGTTTGAGATATCAAATCTTGTAGTGTGTGCATTCTTTCAGGATACCAACTAATGTTTCCTTCACCACCACCTAAAATCATTCCTTTTAGTAAGTCCATATTATTTCTTGTCTTGATATCCTAGATTCATTGTATCTTTATTCACCACAAACCGAAGTTTCACTATTTGAAGTTTATCTTTTCCGTAAGATTGTTTAATCTCAAAGTTTAACCCTTTAACATCAAATTTAAGTGTTTGAATAACCACTCCTGTAGGATCCAAATATTCAATTGTAACACCAACGATATTTAATAAATCCTTTGGGTTGTATGATTGTTGGACTGTTTCATAAAATTCAGTTAGGAATATGATTTCTTCACCTTCATTATACATTTTATATTTCCTAAATAAGAATGGCTCAATATCCATACCATCCAATTTAATAATCCAACGATTACATCTTAATGGTTCAATCAATGGGAACCGTTCTGCTAATTGTGTCATTTGTTTTTGTTTATATATTTTATGATTTCATCCTCCGTTTTTCCTTCACAGAACATTTTGAAAACCTCCGTTGAGAAGTCATCACTTGTGAAGATTGCCTCTGCCGATAAATAACTTGATAAGTTATTGAGATTTTTGATGATGTTATCCTTTTTGAGTATTCTCTTGTTGAATCCCATCTTTATTATCTTTTAGGTTGTAATACATTTCTCTAACCTTTTTTCCCAATTCAATATCGTTTGGGTTTTCCTTAACTAATTGTTCCAAAATTTTTAAGTTATCCATTTTTATTTAATTTCAATTCGTAACATTTTTTTTTCTTTTTCATGTATTTCTTGATTAACATAGGAAATAAGTTTTCTTTTAAATAAGGGTAGTAATGTTTCATTGATTGGAAAAATATCACTACACTTCATTTCAAATACGGGTAATGTTGATCTTTCCGCTTCATCACTCCATTGAGAAAGTGTATTAATTATTTTTGGTATTGTCAACTTACCTTTTGGTTCCGAATAAATTAAATTAACGAGGGTTTTTTTCTCCATTGATCCTCTTGATGCCGGAGTTACATTGTATTCCCAAACATATAGATTATTTGTTTTCTTTTCGTAATAGAAAAAATAACCTTTATTTGTTAATAGATTTTTTTTGTTTTTCTTAATTTTAACCTCAATTGTGTCAAACACAACAGCCCATACAGATTTTGCAATGTTGAAATACTCCATCATTCTTGGTGCGGAGAATTTCAAGATACTATTAAATTCTTGGGATTCTTCCTGATTCATTTCAGGAATTTGTTTAATCTTCAAATCTTTAACAAGAAGTTCATCATCAATAGTGTCAAACTTCTTATCAGTATAGATTAATTTTTTGTCTTTAATTAGGGTTTGGATACTTGCCAAATGAAGTGATATTTCAATAAACCCGGGATATAATTCCATATTATCAAGTTTTTCACCCATTTTTTGGAAGTAACTCAATAACTTATATTCTTTATGTTCCTGATCAATTGGTTTTTCAAATAACCAATCGGTTTCCATTACAAATTCAATACCTTTGTTTTTTTTTCTTTTTGCCATTTAAACAAATATAATAAAGGTTTTGTTATCAGTAAATTATTTTTCATAAGTCATAACAATATAATCTGTTCCACCAACGGTAATACTATCATATGAACCATCATAACTACTTAAAGTCCCATAATCCTCGTTATTCGCCATATCTTCAATAAATTGTCCTTCATCTATGAAATTATCCATAGTTAAACCATAATCAGCAATCCACCTCATCGGATCTCTCAATATTTCACGTCTTCTATCGTCAACCGCATTTTCAATATCATCTTCATTTAAATCACCATCAGGATTTTCTTCAATTTCCTGTATTTCATATTCAATATCTACAATTCTACTATCACGATCATCTT